TTTTACAATCTGGCACTGCTCTTTTATAAACTTCATAAAGTCTTGACCACCGTGCTCAAAGATATCCCATTGAGAAGGTTGAAACTTTTTAAAAAATGCCTCTTGATGTTCAAAATAACTATGCGTCCATTCCTTTAGTCCATCATTATAGTTTCCACTAAAAATTTTATCAAGACCACTTCTTGTATCTGGATCATTTAAAATATCAGCACCACTTGTAAACTTCTTATTTTTTCTCAAAACTTGAGTGAGAACAAAAGCACTTCCTGCTTCTTGAATATCTGTAGGAATTTTTGGAGGTGCTCCAGAATCTGCTATTTTTATCATCAAGATGCTCTCGCCAGCATCATACTCTAACTTACCCAGTTCGTAAGATCCTGAAAAATTCTCATCTAGTATTTTAGTTACATTATTTTTAAGTGCTTTTTCTTGAGCAAGAGTAAACTTTTTTTCAAAGAATAACTCCACTCCTTTTCCCACCATTGCACTATCACTAAGTGCAGTTCTTCCAATTTTATCTAACTTTCCAAAATATTCACCAACATTTTTTGCGTTAGCTCTTTCCATCTCAATACTTTTTAGGTATTTAGAAATGGAGATAAGGAGACTCGAACTCCTGACATCCTGCTTGCAAAGCAGGCGCTCTACCAACTGAGCTATATCCCCTTGTTTTTTTCTTCCTTATTTAGTTTGAAATATAAACTATAATATCTTTTCTTGATTTCGTCAATAGTGTCCATATCGTCTTTGAAACCCATATACTTGAGGAGTTGAGATGACCCCTCAAGTTCACTGATAAGGCGAAGTATGTTAACTGGAGTTACTGGAAATCCATCAAACACGTACTTGCTTGAATCTCTAATATAATCAGAGTTTTCCACCAACAACACCACTGTTCACAACACGAGTATAATCATCAAGTGTGCCTTCTTGAATAGACTTAAGGTGCCAACGTGTAACTTCAATAACTCCTTCTTTAGTAGCACCTGTGATAAAATTAGCACCCAAAATAGGTTCTTTTAAAACACTGGTATAAAGACCAAAGCGAGTTTTCTTAATGTAGAAGACATCATCAATCCATTCAACATCCTCAGGGATAGTTTTTTCAATGGTTGGATTGCCTCCAAGTGAAGTTCTCAAGGAAGGTTTCTTTTCGTTGTTTTCTTCTCGTCGTTGTGCCTCTTCAAGCATTTCTTCATGCGTCATCAGATTCCTCTTTGGGTTTCTTGTTAAATCCGAAGGGAACAGATGCTTCTTCTTTTTCAAGTCTCATCTTGAAGGCAAGATTACAGACAGATTCCATAACCTTCAAGGCATCTTCAGTCTTTGATCCTTCGGGCATATTGCGGTGGATAATATCAAACAACGGGAAGAATCTATCCGCTGCTTCTTGTACCTCTTCGGGTGATAAAGGGTCTTTATTCACAGGTCCCCCTCAGCACGATTTTCAGAGTAGTAAACGTCAAAAGCACCACCAGGATAGCGTGCTTCCAGTTTCTTCACGTTCCGCGCAATCACCTCATCAAAAGAAACTCCAAGTGCTATACATGCTTGAGCAGCATACCACATCAGGTCACCAAGTTCAATAACAAGGTGTTCTTTGTTGTGAGCATCCCAAGGTTTACCCTGAAAAATCATCTTCTTGATAATCTCAAGAAACTCTCCACCTTCAGCATTGATACCAACACCAGCAGTTAGAAGACGCTCAATATTTGCACCCTTTTCATCCAGTTCCACAAGACGATTAGAGAGTGCAAGGAAATCAGTGGATGCTTCAGATGTAACAGCATCAACAAACTTTTCGTACTTTTCAAAATCAATAGATTTGGTCAAAACTTCAACTCCGCGAACTTGTTCTTAAACTTGTTGGATTCCTCAGAATCATACTCTTCTTCCTTTGTGCTGTCAAGCATATCATCTTGAGCAGACTGCTCACAATCATACAGACGCATCTTGGCACGATCAATGCCAACGACAAACCTCTTATAAACGTTGAGATCGTTATACCTATTCTTAAGTTGCTTTACAAGAATCTGTCCAAGCGATTCAAGTTCCTCAGTAGAGATAAGGGCAAACATAAGATCAGCAGTAGCAGGGAGACCAAAGGACTCACTAGTGTCAGTAAGCTCAACATCGCTGCTACTATTATGTGTGAGAATAGCATTCGCATAGAACAAGTGATTTCCAGATACTTCAATATCTACCATTTCTCTTTCACCAATTTCTTCAATTTTTAGAATTCTTTTTAGTAACATTTAGTTCAAAACTCCATTTTGATTGTATTTGTGTGTTTTAGTCATTTTTGTATTCTCCCGTCAGTATATCCACAAGAAATAAAACTTTGATAATCCCAAATATCAGCACACATACATTCTACACCATTATTCATCCAAATAACACCTTTTCCATTTTCCCAACCATTTTGTAAGTAAAAACTTACTTCTTCCTTTTTAATAAACTTTCTTTCTTTTATTTTTTTATTATACATCCAAGTTCTACCAACAGAAGATTTTGCAATATTATCTCTATGCTGTTTGGTTAGTTTTTGACCTCTCTTACTTTCAGCAATTTTATCTTTTGTTTCTTGTGAGTGATTTGTATTAAACTTTTTATAAAGACCAAGAGAGTATCTATGTTTTTTAGTTTTTCTCATTTTCTCTTTTGATTGTGGAGAAAAACTTATTCCATAATTCCACACTCTTCCATTTTTAATATTTTCTTCTATCTGTTCTTGATTTGCTCCGTGATAATGTTTTTCATAATTACAAGTTTCATATCTCATATTATATCCACATCCATCCATATAATGAGATTTATATTTACGGATATAATAATCTTCTTTCATTCTTGCTTCACTTTCATCAACTTCCTCCACCACTTCAATAGTAAAATTTCTTTTACCATATTCAATAATAGCATCAGACAGAAGTTTATTACCTTCGTGCTTTCCAAGAGTAATATGTTCTTGTAATCTTCTGTCCAATTCATTTTTAGTCAGTCCAACATAATACATATGTGGATTTACTGCTGTGTTGGTAATTAGATAAATCTTTACTTTCATATCAGTAAGTTATACTACTATTATTTATAAGAAGTATAACTTACACACACTATTCCTTAACATAAAGACATATACCTTCTTTTAAACCCCCTTTGATATTCACCTCACCATTTTCAGTCGGGAACAAGTGCTCTTCACTACAAATGATTTCTTTACCATCTTCCAAAGTAATCCTATAAGATTTCTTTTTTGTTTTAGGAAAGACATTCAATACTTCATTATAACCATTATTAGAAAGCACTAAATCCCCAACTTGAATATTAGAAATATCTTTCAGTCCTTGCGGTGTTTGAACTTGTGTTTTCAAGTCCAAGCAATACCCCGAACGAGTGGTCTGCGTGGCAGATACGATAGGGACGTTTGCTTCAACAGCCAATCCTCTAAGCTCTTCTGCAATAGCCTTAATATAGCTATATGAATTGACAGTGCCACCCTGGCGATAGCGGGAGGAAGCACATATATTAAGGTAATCAATGAAAATAATATCAGGTCTAAATGACTTCTTAAGTGCAAGTTCGTTAAGAAGTGCCCTAAAGTGTCCACTGTGTGCGCTCGCTGTTGGATACTCCTTGATAATCAAGGTGCCTTGAGTTTTCTTGGCAAGATTATTTACCTTAGTTTCAAACATCATCTTTGGCAGATCAACAATCTCCTGAATGTTTACATCGAGGAGGTTTGCGTCAATACGTTCAGCAATTCTTTCCTCTGCCATTTCAAGTGTGATATAGAGTACATTCTTTCCTTGAAGTAAGCAGGAAGCAGCCACATGGCACATGAATAGAGACTTTCCGACGCCCGTACCAGCAAGAGCGATATTGAGACTTTTATTAACCAGACCACCTTTTGTGATCTTGTTAAAGTATTCAAGGTCAAAAGGAATCGTCTCCTCCTTTCTGTGATATACCTCATATCGTGCCTCGTAATCTTGAAGATAGTCGTGTCCAACGTTATTGTCAAAACTCACGCCAAGAGCATCAGAAAGAATGCTAGGAATAGCATCCCGATTCTTCTTTTCATCTTGACCGTCAGCAATGCTGATTGACTCCATCAGTGCCAAATAAATGGCACGATCACGACACCACTTCTCAGTGGTATCAGTAACCCACTGTAGATCAGTAGGTTCATCATCCAAAGATGACACCATGTCAATGAGTTCTTTAAAAGAAGATTCATTGACATCTTTTCTATTCTCAATCTCAATACTTAAAACTTCCTTAGTTGGAAGTTCATTGTACTGATCGACAAAAGATTGGATCTCTTCAAATACAACCTTTTGGTTTGGATTCTCAAAGTATTCAGATTTAATAAAAGGGATTACCTTTCGGAGATATTCCTCATTATATAAAAGGTTTCTAAGGATTAGAAACTCAACCTTCTCCATAGGAAAACTCCTTCCTTGCAATTTCATCTAGTTGTTGCATCACTTCTTCAGTGAAGTAAGTTTCTGGTTCTTTCAAGATCTGTTTTGCATAGACCTTCTTACCATTTATCTCATATCGACCAGCAACGTTTTTCCAAAGTCCGCCAATCTCACCGAGTTCAAGAAGACCATAGTAACGATCAAGACCGCGCTCATCGTAATACAGACGCACCGTAACATCTTTGTTCTCCTTACTTAAACGCGACTTAGCAGTCTTTGCCTTGATAAGATTTCCGACGATCTCTGTTCCATCCTTCTCTTTCTTTTTGCTAAGATAAATGATTGTAGAAGCGGCATATTTGAGACCACTACCTCCTCCCATTTCTTTAGTTGGAACGTAAGCGCCGATGACATCGTAGGTATGATTCGTAACGATCATTGGAATATTTGCTTGACCCAACTTGAGAGTAAGCATACGGAAGGCACCTTTGATAAGTTGGGATTTAGTCATGTCCCTAACTTGTTTGTCATTTAGTGCGTCAGTAATCTCTTTCTCAGTGGAAAGCATCCCTAAAGAGTCTAGCACAAACATAAGTGGTTTGCGTTCATCTTCAGGTTTTTTCAAGTATATATCTACTGCTTTGAGTGCCTTGCTACGGAACTCCTCAACTGTAACAACATTTACAACTACAGTTCTCTCAAGGTCTAACCCACGATCTGTGAGTAGAGCCTTGTTAACAGCGGCTTCAGTGTCAAAATATAGACACATGCCGTCAGGGTTAGAATCAAGGAAGTTCTTGACGACAGCAAGACTGAAGAAAGTTTTTCCAGTGCTAGACTCGCCAGCAATGGCAGTAATCTTATTCCCAGATACACCACCAAAGATACTACCTGATACGAGTCCGTTAAAAATGTACGAACCCGTGTCAACATATGATTCGGAGTCGTCGATGTCTGCTGCGAGTTTTGTGTAGTCATCTCCGATTTCTTTTACAATCTCTTTTAAAAGGTCCATATCAAATACCCAATAGTTTACGTTGACGCTCAAAGTATCCGTGGAGAATCCACGAACTGCTATTCATTTTATCATTACCACCAACACCCCATTCAAACACCACTCGGGGATTATCTTTATATGCTTCTAGTTCAGGTGTATTTCCCTGTGCTCGATCACCACCATTGCAAAACACAACAGTCTCTGCAATCTCCAAACACTTTGCAATAGCACCATTTGCAGAGTCATCAGCGTCATCCCAAGAGACAACAGCATCAACCATATTCAAATGACGAACAATGTCTGCTCGTTCAGTCCAACACTGAAAGTATTGTCCTTTCTTTCGTTTCAACCAAGGGTCACCATTCAGACCAACTACAAGGTAGTCAGAATAATCTTTAGCACGTTCAAAATAACGGATATGTCCACTGTGAATGGGATCGAACCCACCAGTGACCAGACTCACTTTTTCAAAAAACATAGTTTGGATCTATTTTCAGATATTCTAACATCAAATGAAGAAGTCTTCAAGTGATGCTTTATGTTCAGAGTCCCAACCAATAGCATCAAGAATCGCTTTGAGTGGTTCTAAGAACGCTTTATCAAACTGCAAATCATAGTCTATGTAGTTCTGCAATCCAATCTCTTTTGGAAACTCCTGAATGAAAGAGATTACATTCTCATGAATGGGATTA